ACGGCAAGGACACCAGAGAGACCATGAAGAAAGGCGTACCGGCCAAGTATGAGAGCGACGGCAGAACCGCTACTATCCTTACCGGCACTGGCCCGGTGGAGTATTCCCACAACAAGCAGCTCGACGGAATTTACGACCTCAACGGCAACGTGTGGGAGTGGAGCGACGGCATGAGACTTGTTTACGGTGAGCTGCAGGTGCTTGAGAACAACAACGCAGCAGACAGCTCCAACAGCAAGGCGGCCAGCTCCGCAGCATGGAAAGCAATCGACGGAACTACCGGCGCGCTA